TTACATCTACAACTGATCACGCTATACGACATGAGATGCAGAGAATGGCTGATAAAATTAATGAACTTGAAAAAAGAATAAATGAATTAGAAAAACCAATAGAACTGATAGAGGAATAAAATGAGTACTGCTTTTATAATTGGAAATGGACCTACTAGATTAAATGTAAATCTACATGATTTAGTAGGCAAAGGTAAAATATATGGGTGTAACGCACTCTATAGAGATTTTGATAAGTTTGATTATCTTGTGGTAATTGATGAACAGTTTAAGAAACTCATAGAAATGGGTGGTAAAGAAGGCTTTGTTGAAAACACTAAACTCATATTACCACCAGATGAAGAGTGTGTAGAAGAAACTACAGGCAGACGCTCAAACGCAGGTATGAATGCAATGCGAGAAGCTATACGGCATGGTGCTACAAAGTTATTTTGTTTAGGTTTTGATTTTGTTTTAGTAGATGAAGAGAAAAATACAGATAACATATATAAAGGTAGCGATGGTTATGGTGAAGAAACTCATGCTACATATGAAGATAGTAAGCATAGAGTAAATTATCTAAACTGGTTCATGAAAAACAATCCTGATGTTAGATTTACTTTTGTTATTCCTGAACAAACACAATTGTTTAATATAGGTTTAGATGTTGATAATTGTTTTGGTATGTCTATGAACAATTTTAATAAACACTACGGAGAACAAGTAGTTGTGGAAGAGACTAAAGAAGCGAGTTAGAAGTTTATGGAATGTTGATACAATTATCGACATTGTAGTTGACTTTTTATTATTAGTTCTTGATGTTATTACTTCACCTATATTAATTGTAATAAGAATATTACGACACTTTTTTAATAACTGGATAAAAGAAAAAATTAAAAAAGTTCTGAAATGGTTCGCTCATAAAGTTCTGCGACTACCATAACAATTAATGTATGAGATAAAAGAATCTGCACAGTTAAAAAAGCTATTATTCAAACTAACCATGCTATCAGCACTGGTGTGTTTTATCTTGACAAAGCTTACAGAAGAGTTTATACTAGGTATAGAACAAGTATGGTTCTACCAATTGATTGATTATATTATGAGAGGTAATTTATGAATATATTTTATTTAGATCCAGATCCAGTAAAATGTGCTAGAATGCATGTTGATAAACATGTGGTAAAAATGATTGTAGAATATGCACAATTACTTTCTACAGCACATAGAGTATTAGATGGTAGAGAGAGTATAGAACTATCTAAGAATGGACGTAAAGTCAAGAGATATCGATTTGATGACAACTACAAAGAAGCTACTTATTATCTTGCTTGTCACATTAGCCACCCATCAGCCGTATGGGCTAGACAATCATCACTAAACTATAGATGGCTCTATGATTTGTTTGTTGCATTGTGTGACGAGTATACATATCGATATGGTAAAAGACACTCTACAGATGAAAAGCTTAGAGTTGCTTTAGCTATGAAACCTATAAATATACCAGAGAAAGCATTTACACAACCCACACCTGCGATGAGTCATTATCCAGATTGTATTGTTGAAGGCGACTCGCTGAAGTCATATCACAACTATTACATAGAGGCAAAGAACTCGTTTGCAAAGTGGACAAAGAGAAGTGTCCCATCATGGTATCAATTAGCCCATTAACACAAAAAGTAATAGACGCCTTACGTTGCGTTCATGATCCAGAAATACCTAGTATAAGCGTTCTGGATCTTGGACTCATATATGAGTTAGAAGTTACAGAAGATGGTGATGTTTATATTCAACATACTCTGACAAGTATGATGTGTCCTTTCGCTGATCAAATATGTAAAGATATAGAAGAAGCACCAAAAGGTGTTGTCGGTGTAAAATCTGTTAAAAGAGAATTAGTATTTAATCCACCATTTAGTATGGATATGGTACCAGAAGATACTAAAATCATAATGGGGTGGACATGATAGAACTAACAGATAGAGCAAAAGAATATCTCAAAAAAGTTGGTAAACCTAATGTATCACTCACTGTGAAAGGTGGTGGTTGTTCAGGTTTTCAATATGTATGGGGCGTAACAGATGAACCAGCTACAGTTGCTAATCTATGGTTGAACCCTATAGCAGAAATGTTTGTGTTTGGTTGTACAATAGATTATGTAGAAGAACTTGGTGGTAGCTATTTAAAAGTAATTAACCCTAATGCAAAGGCGAGTTGCGGTTGTGGTGAGTCCTTCGCAGTATAAATATGATATGATGAACAAGGAGTATTAATGCCTTTATATACATTTATGAACAAAGACACAGATGAAGTCTTTACCGAAATGATGTCTATCTCTCAAAGAGAAGAATATCTTTCGCAGAATCCAAACATCACCCAACAAATTGTGAAAGTTAATATGGTAAGTGGCACTGGACTAAAAAATGATGGAGGGTGGAACGAAAACCTCTCCCGAATAGCAGAAGCACACCCTAACTCAGCACTAGCAGATAAGCTTGGTGGTAGAACTACTAAACATGCTAAATCTATGTCAACTCTAGAAAGACATGGTGTGAGAAAGGGTACATACTCAAATATAAAGGAGAAGCCATTGTCAGCAAACGATTAACAAGGAGTTTAAATGTCTCACAATCTCTCATTTTTTCAAAACAATATAGTAACATTAACGAATAAACAAAAGAGAAGACTAAAGAAAGTAAATACGGGTTTAAGAATAAAAGAAATAGAACCCATGACGAAAACGCAAGAGAGAGTATTTAATTCATATTATAGTGGTAAAAATATAATGTGTCACGGTGTAGCAGGAACAGGTAAAACATTTATCGCAACATATCTAGCAACACAAGAAGTATTGAGTAATTATAATGACACACGCAGTTTACATATTATAAGAAGTGTAGTACCAACAAGAGACATGGGATTTCTTCCTGGTAATCAAAGAGAAAAATCAAAAGTGTATGAAGCACCTTACTATGCAATCTTTACTGAACTGTTTGAAAGAGGTGATGCTTATGAGATACTCAAAGGACGTGAGCAAGTACACTTTACAACAACATCGTTTATAAGAGGCTTGACTATCAACGATGCAGTTGTTATAGTAGATGAATGTCAGAATATGACATATCATGAGTTAGATAGTATAATCACACGATTAGGTGATAATTGTAAAATAGTATTTTGTGGTGACTTTAGACAAAGTGATTTTAGATTTCAAGATGAAAGAAATGGTGTAATAGAATTTATGAAAGTAATTAAAAGAATGAAGTCATTTGATTTTATAGAATTTGATAAACATGATATTGTAAGGAGTGATTTGGTGAAAGAATATATTATTTCTAAACTCGATCTTGGAATGAGTTGACGTTTACTCATTTAGGGATTGATATACCTGAAATCAATACTGAAACAATAGATGGTAAAAGATACTATGTAACACCTACAGGTGAGAAGTATCCATCTATTACAACAGTTCTAGGACATTTCAATAAGAAAGCAATATGGGAGTGGAGACAAAGAGTTGGTGAAAAAGAAGCCAACAAAGTCTCCACTCAAGCATCACGCAGAGGTACTAAAGTACATCAGATGTGTGAAGACTTTATCAACAATGAACTTGATGAAAAGAAGTTCATGCCATCTGATAGAGAAACTTTCAATAGTATCAAAAATATACTTTCAGAGAATATAAATAATGTTAGAGTTCAAGAAGCTACTCTGTACTCAGACTATTTAAGAGTCGCTGGACGGGTAGATTGTATCGCTGACTGGAATAATAGGCTTTCCGTTATCGATTTTAAGACTTCCAGAAAACTTAAAAAGAAAGAATATATTACGAATTATTTTCAACAAGGTTCTGCCTATTGTGTTATGTATGAAGAAAGAACAAAAACACCAATCGATCAAGTTGTAATAGTTGTCGCAGTAGATGGTGAAAGTCCTCAAGTATTTATAGAAAAGAGAGACAATTGGATACTATCTACACAGAAAAAGATAAAATTATACGGAGAGTATTATGATAAAATATCTTAGTTTATTGGTGTTTGTGTTTTATGTCAGTTGTGGTAGTATGTCATGGGGAGAACAAGACATAACAAAGCTACACAAAATGTTTTCTAAAGATGAAGTAGCAAATGCACAAAAACCTATTGTGTGTCAGCACCCCGATTATGTTGTACAAGTTCTCACAGATGAATGGGGAGAGCAACCAATCATGACATGGAATAATGTTTCTGTACGTGAAAATGGTGAACTCATGAAAACCACAATAGCATTTGGTTTAAATAAAAAAACAGGCACATGGAGTTTAGTAGAGTTCATAGATGAAGATTGGGCTTGTTTTATTGGTAATGGTTGGGGATTAGAAATTTATGCAGATACTGGTGAAAAAATGTTTAAGTTTTGACTTGACTTTTAACGAATCATATGCTATAAATAAAGAGTTCGTTGAGACTAAGATGAAACTAGACTGGACATGGGGGCGGTACCCATCGCCTCCACCAAGAATGCTTGCTCAGTTCAACGCCTTCGTAGCTTCACAAGAGACAGTTCTTGAGACAGTTCGATGAAGACAAGAGTGGTAAGACACTTTAGAGTTTTTTGATAGTGGCGTATCAACAAGTATTCCTGTGGGGGCGAAATAGGATCGACAGGTAGGTAGTAGGTTAGTGGAGAACATTAAACTAAATGCAAACGATGATTTTGCACCTGTGGATTACGCACTAGCGGCTTAATCGCACCGAGTTTTGAGAGTGTACTTGGGAACAGAAACACTCTCACAGAATTTGCGAGTGTAGTATAATGGCATTATGTTTGGTTACCAACCAAAAGACAGAGGTTCGAATCCTCTCATTCGCTCCAAGATTTACTCTGACGGGAGTAAACGTGGTGCAAGGAAGAGTCCTGATGACAAGAGGGACGAACTTGACTACTTAGGGGTGGTACCCAGGATTTGAAGAATGAATACTTAGAAATAAGGGCTAGTTTAACAAGTTCACATCATCATACCAGATGAAAGTAGGTTCTGGCATAAATGGAAGATATGCTATCTTGTGATGTCAGTTGAGGGTAAAAGCGAGTCCCTCCCACACTAAATTCTTTTGAATTTTAAAAGAGTGTCAGTTACCGCTGATACTCTTTTTTTATTATAAATACTACTAGATTGTATTATATTATTACGTATCGTGACATTTAAGATTGTTTCATTATAATCGTTTTAATTAGTCAAGGTAAAGTAATGATAGATCCAGTATCGGCAATGGCTGTAGCAGGCACTGCATTCTCAGCAATCAAGAAAGGCATACAACTCGGTAAAGATGTCGAGTCTATGTATGGTGATATTGGTAGGTGGATGGGTGCAATCTCTGATGTTAATCAAGCAGAGAAAGATGCAAAGAATCCGCCATTCTATAAAAAAGTATTTAATGGTTCATCAATAGAAGAAGAAGCAATGAATGCCTTTGCCGCCAAGAAAAAGGCAGAGGAGATGGAATATGAACTCAAACAATATATCATGTTTACACACGGAGCATCTGCATGGGACGAATTGATTCGTATGCAAGGAAAGATACGTAAAGAACGTCAACAGATGATTTATGCAAGACAAAAGCAAAGAGAAAAAATAATTAATATTATCATATGCACTATAGGTATTGGACTTATAGTAGCACTATTAGGTTGGTTCGCATGGTTCGTTTTTCAAACAAGTTACTTATTCGCAGGCTTTCGTTAATACTTTCAATAAAAATAATTTTACTGTTAACCTTTCTCATTCCAAATTATGCCTTTGGACGTGAGGAACGTAAACAACCTGATAATATCATACAATGCTTTTCTTGTTTTCTAAAGAATTTCAGTGACTGGACATGGGAACAAGAAAAGAGATTGGGTAAGAGAGAGGATCCTAAGTACATAACATGTAGACGATATAAAAGAAAAACAGCTAAGAATGGACAACAAGTTTGCATATACAAGGGTGCAAACAATACATATACATTAGTAGTCGAGGGGCAGTGTCCCAATGAATACCAATGCAAGTATGATCCTCATGGTTCTGAACCTAATATTGATAGTGTAGTTGACTCATTAAACGATAAGTTTAAAAAATAACTTGACAATCAACAACTAATCATATAAGGTGTAACCATGTTATTAGAAACAGCATTTATATGCCTAGCACTCAATACTTACCATGAAGCTAAGAATCAATCATTGGTAGGGCAGATTGCTACAGCACAAGTAGTTATGAACCGAGTTGCAGATGATAGATATCCTAGCACAATTTGTGAAGTAGTCAAGCAAGGTCCAACACGTCCTTCTTGGGAAGATCCAGCGAAGGAATATCCAATTAAACACCGATGCCAATTTAGTTGGTATTGCGATGGTAAACCTGATGTTCCTAAGAATGAGAAAGCATGGAAAAAAGCACAAGATGTTGCATTTCTAGTTTTATATAATAAAATAAACTTAGATGTGACGGAAGGTGCTACACACTATCATGCAACGTATGTACGTCCTGCATGGGCTAAAACTAAAACTAGAACAACAAGAATAGAAAAGCATATTTTTTATAGATGGGAAAAGTAAATGTCGCTTGAAATTATGAACGTGAGTAAGTTCTCTAAGATTATTGAAGAAGTTGTTATTGATAAAAAGATACCATATATGGACGCTATTGTCTGGTATTGTGAGAGAAATGAAATGGAAGTAGAAGTTGCCGCCAAGCTTTTAAACGGTATTATAAAAGCAAAGATTGAAGCAGAAGCAATTGATTTAAATTTTCTATCAACACCGAAAGGTTCTAAACTACCTATATGAACGGACTTGAAGCATATGGCTCTTATCTAGCAGTACGTAATCATTTCAAAACAGACTATGATTATTTTAAATATAATGGTAAGATAAAAGTAAATGAAGATAAGTTTCGTACTCGTAGAGATCATTACCAGTTTGAGAAAATGGCACGTATCTACGATAGAGAGAAGTTTGTTCAATATCTCGTTGCTAACTTTGTGAACGAAGAAGATTATGTATTTGGTACGTCACAAGGACGTGCAATGATGAATCACAAGAAGTGGCAAAAGAATATAGAATCATTTAACTATCAGTTCAAAGAAGATATACAAACTTTGAAAGAATATCACCCACAGTTTGATTCGTTGTTTATTATAGGTGCAGATGGTGAAATACACCCGTTTGCATTCAAACTGTATTTGAGAGAGAAGATAAACATAAATACTCTAGTAGTATTAAATAAATTGATTAACTATAGTGGTGTTTGGAGTAGACAAGAGAACACTATGCTTAACGATTTCGTTTTTATACTAAAAAAATATACTCCATTCCTTTATAGTTATGTCAGTGTAGACGAGACTAAATGTAAACAAACTATATTGGAGGTTTTCAATGAATCATGAAGTAGAAAAATATGTGGGCGAACTCAGAGAGTTACGTGAGCAAGTTGAGACAATGAAGCTACGAATTAAAAACTTAGAGAGTGAGTTAGAATGGAGAACTAAATACGGAGAGTATATGTCACATCAAGCTAACATTAATGCTTCAGTACATAATTATAGTTATAATCGTCCTAAGGATAAATTTAAATTAGGTACTTGACATATACTAGTTTGTTATGTTATATTAGATACATTATATTATGATTCGAGTGGACAAAATTAAATACACAAATATACAGGAGATACGCTAATGGCACAATCATTCGCCGCCTTAAAAAAATCTCGCTCAAGTTCTTTGAGCAAGTTAGTCACCGAAACAGCAAAAATAAATGCACCAGCGGAAGGTTCAAACGAAGACAATCGTTTCTGGACACCCTCTGTTGATAAAGCTGGTAATGGCTATGCAGTAATTCGTTTTTTACCTGAACCAAAAGGTGAAGACTTACCTTGGGTTCGTGTGTTCTCACATGGCTTTCAAGGACCAGCTGGTAAATGGTACATCGAAAACTCACTTACAACTTTCAACGAAAAAGATCCAGTAAGTGAATACAATAGTTCTTTGTGGAATAATGGTACAGATGCTGGTAAAGAGCAAGCACGAAAGCAAAAGAGAAGACTTTCTTACATAGCAAATATCTATGTAGTAAAAGATCCTGCAAATCCAGAAAATGAAGGACAAGTGAAACTTTATAAGTTTGGAAAGAAAATATTCGACAAGCTTAACGAGAAAATGAATCCTGAATTTGAAGATGAAACTGCTACTAACCCATTTGACTTCTGGGAAGGTGCAGACTTAAAATTGAAAATTCGTAATGTTGAAGGCTATCGTAATTATGATAAGTCTGAATTTGCAGAGGTGTCACCATTACTTGATGGTGATGATGCTAAACTGGAAACAGTTTACAACTCTATGTTTTCTCTTCAAGAGTTCCTTGATAGAAAGCATTTCAAAACCTACGCCGAACTTCAAGAAAAACTTGATATGGTATTAGGTTTAGCCGGTGCTACAGTTGCGCCTTCAGTAGTAACTGCTGAAGAGAATGTGGTAGAAATGCCTGTTCAGAAAGAGGCGTCAGCACCTAAGATTGAATCTTCAGATAGTGATGACGAGAACTTATCGTTCTTTGAGAAACTAGCAGAAGAAGATTAATCTTTCTTTTTCTCTCTTACACTAGGGCGTCTTACGGCGCCCTTTTTTTTTAGGTAGCGAAGTAATTTCGGAACTGAGATCCTACTCTAGCACCTGTTTGAAAAGATTGATTGTTTATAGCGATAGAGTTAGAGTCACCAACAATTGTAGAGTTGTCTGTTAGTCTAGTAGCACCAAAGCCATCACCAGAAAAATTAGCTAAAGCACTTAGCATATCAGCACTGCCATTACCTGAAGGAGTACCAGTAGCAGTTTCAAAGTCAATAGTTCCTTCTCTTAATCTAGCAAGTAAAACTTTATTGTCTTCTTCTAGTTTTGCTAATTTCTCTTTCTGTAATTCATTTAATTCTCTTGCTCTTTCACTATCATTATTAAGTAAAGCTATTTCTCTCATCATACCTTTCACGCTATTTTTTTCAAAGAATCCTAAATCGTCTAGTTCTCTACCTGCTAATTTCTTTTCAATCTCTTCTTGTATTTCTACTATTCTTTCTGCATTAGCTTTTTGTCTTTCTACATTTTTAAGTTCTAGTTCAGCTAATCTATCTTTTTCTTTTCTGTTCTTTTCAATATCTTCTTCTATCTTTTCGTTCTCATCTTTAAACAATCTACCAACTACAGGTATACTTCTTATAAAATTCATGAAAGCGTTACTTATGGCTTTGAATAGTTTTAGTATAGGATCAACAATAACTTTTGCCGCCCCTGCAAAATCACCTGACAACAATTTCTTTCCTGCTTCAAGTAGTTTTTCGATAACTTGCATTGGGAATGTTAGTATAGAAAATAAAGCATCTTCAAATCTAACATTTTCTTTTATCCACTTAGATGCACTCTCAAAACCTAATAACTCCATAACTTTAGCTGGTAGTTTCACAAGTAACAAATCAAGTGGTGCACCTATAAAATCTGCTAAAAATCTGGCGGCGCCTGCATTGAGTTTTTTAAATATATTGCCTTCAGTTTTCATAAACTCCATGACACCTTCACCAAAAGAAAATAAAATACCTATGGGTTTGAATATTCTACCAACCATTTTCAGAAATGCACCAACAGTACCACCTATTGCTCCTAAAAATTTACCACCTGCTCCATCACCTGACATGAAGTTTTTGATACCAGTGAAGATATCTTTGAAAGGTTTAAATATTGTTTTAGCTGACTCTGATATAAATGTGAACGCACCACCACCAACTTTCTTAATAGACTCTATAACAGTAGCTACTCTACCTTGAGGATCTAATAAAGGTGCCAGTGCTTGAGGTCCGCCTCGTAAAGCACCAAATAGTGCGTTAGTTATACCTTGTCTTATAGCACTTATTCTTTCTCTTATTGTCATTATAAAAGGTTTCTGTTCCACAAAGATACCTTTTATTTTATCAGGTGTAAGTCTTGTGTTTGTACCAAATAGATTGAAGCGTATAGCCTCTCTAATCGCTTTAACGCTATCAGGTATAGTTTTAGAAAATACACGCAACTCACCTAGTCTTCTTATAGCTCCCATTTCCCAACCTCTGAGTCCTACAAAAGCACCAGCTATTGCTGTTACACCTGCAAGAAATGCACCTATACCAAAAGGATCAAGTTCTACTTGTTCAGCTTGCTCTTTTTTGTCCATTTCCATTTGAGCGTTAAGCTTACGCTTCATCTCAAGTCTGTCTTCTGCTTCCATCTGAGCATCTCTGGCTCTCATCTCTTCAGCCATCGCTAATAGATTTACTATATCTTTTAGATGTGTATTATTTTCTGATAGAAGACTATTTCGAAAAGCACCATCAAGTGCTATCTTACCTTGGGCGGCTAAGCTAAGTTGTGATCTTTCTTCCATCTTGGCTTGGGCGGCTCTATTGGTAGATTGATTGAGTCTGGGTAGAGGACCTTGTTCAGCCATTATTTTTTCATTCCTGATTTATCAAAGGCGGCAAATCCCATAAAAGCACCTACGATACCTGCTTGTGCTAAGTAAAAGAGATTTGATATGTCTGTGAGTAATTTAATTCTTTCATCTGGTACAAATGGTGTAAACATTATCACTGTGAATAATAGCATAGATACTAAAGCAGTCCATGCCATGTTTCTTTGATGCATTTGTTTTCTATTTAATCTCTTCACTTCTTCAGTTTGTTGCCAGTTATCTATTTCAGCATCAGATACTACTCCGTCAGAGTTTGTATCCATGTCAGCATACTTAGACTGTGGTTCTAACTTCTTTGCTGTCATTTTTGTTTCCTTCTTTCCTCTTCTTCTTCTAAGTGTTGTTTCAATAATGTCACATAGATATCACGTTCAAAAGGTATCATATTCTCCAGTTCGGACAAGGAGTATTTATGATGATGCATAAGTGAAAAGTTGAGTTGATAGTAATTACTTAGCGAATTATGTACCAACCCTAAGTAAAAAAACTTTGTAAGCCCTCCAGCAATATAGTTTCTTTCTCTCCACAAGCATTACATGTCCATTCTACAGTATGACTTAACTTAGGCATATTGTTCATAAATTCTGTTATCAATGTAAATTGCTTTTGATTTAGTTGTTCTAACCATTCAGCAATCTCGTCTACAGAATAATCATTATAAACATTTTCTTTATCATAGATAAAATCTACCATGTGTGCTATACTATGGAATATATTCACACCTTCCTGAACTTGTAATTTATTTAAATCGCCAGCACGAGGATATTTCATTGCTATGCCTATGGTATCAGTAAGCATAATTTTACCATCAGATATCTCACCTTGTACTTTTATATCGTCTAGATTTATTGAAAGCGTTACTGATTCTTTACATGGACTATCTTTGTGTCTTAATATAACTTCTACAGTTTCACCAACAGATTTACCTCTGAGTTGTAAAAATAGATACTCTACATCGAAAGTTGGTAAGTCACCTACATTTACATTAGGTGTTAGTATACAATCATTCAATACCTTTATTGTGGCATTTTGAATTTCTACTGCATCTTGTCCTTCTAAAGCCATGTATAGAATTTTTTCTTCTCTAACTAGAAAAGGACGAAACTTAATTTTTTGTTTTGTTGAAGGTATCTCCGTAATAAACTCTGGAGACGAGAGTGCTGGTAAAGCCATAATAACTCCTCAATTATAATTTTCTTATCAATCCAAATGGTGTCTGTAATGCACCTGTTAATCCTGTTGAGCCAACAGATATGTTTCCTATTCCTGGTAGCGAACCAGATAATCCAAAGCCGTTTTCACCAAAAGAGAATCCAAAAGAAGCGCCGAGTCCTGGTTGGTTTGAATCACCATATACTACTTTATAATCTCTATATGCAAAAGCAACAGCTAACTTTGCAAACTCGTTTGCATTCCAATTCATTTGTATAGCACCAACTGTTACAGGATATGCTTCTTGTAATGTATGAACAGACATCACATCGCCTGCTGAATTGAATTGTCTAATCGTAACATTACCCACATAATCATTATAGTAACTAACATTATGTGATCCTCTACTAGAACCGAAAGCACCATGATTAATTATCTTATCATGCCATGCGTCAAAATATTTCTTTTCTTGTAAGTCTTCACTTAATAAAAACTGACAAGCAATATCGGTATATATGGCACCATAAGGAACTTTTCTTAGAGGTCCATATATTCTATATTCTGTCGTAGATATTGCTCTTCCTGGAATATCAACAGTATCACAACGTAACATTAGATTTTGCTCTGCACCTGTGCTAACTGGTCCAGTTATCTGCACTTCAAAATGCGAAGCGTGTGCGACACCAGTTTTATTTAATGTAGCTGTAAAATTTTGTACGTTAAATGGCACGCCTGCTTTCTCCCCATACTTTACTCTTACTTGCTTTCTCAAATCTTTCAACAGGTAAGAATAATGCTATATCCCATTCTGAAGCGTTTATCTTAATAAATCTAGAACGAACATGTTTAGTTAAGTATTTTTTATACGTTGGTTTAAACTCTTTGTATTTAGCCGCCGAGCGTAATAATCCATATGATATGCCTAGCTTGGTAGACGCATCATATCGTTTGTTAGTTGCTGTTGTGTATAGTGCGTCCATAAGTCTAGCACGTAACACATGTGGTAGATAATGTAAGTTCAGTCCTTCAAACCCTCCTGGAGAGTTCTGCACTTTGAATATCAAAGGAAATCTATCATAGTATGGTAATGTTGACTTGTTTTTAGGATCATAGTTAAAGAAAAACATTTCACCTATACTAGTACGATTTCTAAACCTATCGTAATCTCTGAGTCCTACGTTTTTATTGAAGTCAGTTACATCACCAGCTTTCAGTTTACCAACACTTGATGTCTTAGCTTGTTGTCTAAACCAATCTCTAGAGCGTTGTGTACGTCCTGGTAGTTCACCTCTACGAACACCTCTCAGTAGTATATCGTCAAAAACTGTTGCCATTCTTGAATAGTTCTTTTTCTGTGAGTATCATAAACTTCCAGTTTCTGTCTTTACAATACTCTATTGCATAATTCCATTTACTCTTATTTATACTCCATGTCTTTACCTCGTATAAATACTTCTTAGTTAGATTTTTTTGTGGAGTAGGTTCTTTGGTTTCTTTGTAAGGCTTTACTTCAACGACAATCGTTTCTTTTTTATTATGTTTATTATTTACTTGAATAACAAAGTCGGGATAGTATCTGTGCCAACGTCCATCAAGTGCAGACTTATACGGTATGATTAACTCTTCAGAAGCCCATTTAAGTACATTTGGGTTTTGATCAAAGTAAACCATACAGTTTCTTTCCCACAAAGAACGATAAATAATATTTGTAGGATCACCTTTGTATTTCTTAGGAAACTTAGGATAGAACTTACCTTTATAACTCATAGGGATATGTATAATGGCTATAACAATAGGTAACGGCAACGTCAATATAAACACAGACTTCAAAGCCATTACAGATATACAAGGTAAACTAGCTAAAACAGGTATACAATTTGATGGTAGTAATGTAAGAATATCTGCAAGAGAGATGTTTCTGAAAAAAGTTACCAATAGACTACCAAAAGGACACATCGCAGGTTTAATGCCAAAAAGTATGAACACTGCAAGCTTAGTATATCCTGCTGATATAGATGATGAACATTATATGAAAATAGATGCTGTAAAAAGAAGCAAGCAAACTATAAAAGAACCCAAAGGTAAAAAAGAAATAATATCTTCTATCGTGTTACCTATACCAGGAAATCTACAAGTACAATATCAAGCAGACTACGAAAACAAATCATTAGGTATCATAGGTGGTGCCGCCGCCGGTAGACTAGGTGCTTTGAGTCAAGGAGCAGGTGCTGTATCAGATATCGCTGGTAGAATTGTAAATAAATTTAATACATTAGGTGTAGATGATCAAAGTATAACAGAAATAGGGGCGGCAGGAGTTGTAACAGGTGCTACTGCATTGAGTGGTAAAGTTGGTGGTGCATTAGGAGCATTTATCATAGGTGCTGGAGGAATATCAGCCGTCACAACAGGCACACTTTTGCAAGAAGGTGTTGCAATTAATCCTCATCTTGCAGTTGTGTTTAGAGGTATAAACTTCAGAGATCATTCTTTTACATATAAGTTTGTTGCAAGAGATCAAACAGAAAGTAACACAATAAAAAGTATCATAGAAGCGTTTAGATTTCATATGTTACCATCAAATGCAATAGGTGGTTCTGGCACTACCGCAGGTTTAGCTTTCGATTATCCTGATGAATTTGAAATAGCTTTTAGTGATAAGATAAGATCAAACTTATATGAGATAGGTACTTGTGTGTTAAAGAATATGCAAGTAACTTATAATGGTGAGAACTTACCTATATTCTTTGAGAACACAGGCGCACCAGTTTCTATTCAAATAACATTACAGTTTCAAGAAGTCAAGCTTCAAACTAGAGATGGTTTTACTGAATACTCACAAGCACAAGGTGGTGATGAGTATAGAACAAGAACATCTAGAGAAATGGGAGATTTCTTCTAATGTCAAATTACTTTTCATTCTTTCCTACAACATCACATGATTTAAAAGATGTCAATAGAGTTACCGAAGTAACAAATATACTCAGACGTTTTAAATTTAAAACAAAAGTAAAAGATATTGTTGGCACATACTATGACTATACAATGCATGAAGGCGATAGAATGGACACTATTGCAGAGAGATATTATGGCGATTCGAATCTAGCATGGGTGATATTGCATTTTAATGATATAGTTGATCCTTACTATGATTTACCTTTGTTTGGTAAAGAGTTCACAGACTACATCGTAGAAAAATATGGCTCAGTCACAACAGCAAGAGCTACTACAAAAAACTATTTTCAAATAATTGAACAAGAACAGCTACTAACTGACGGAACTAGAATACCAAGAAGACAAATAGTTGTAGATTTAAAAACATACAATACTCTATCAGCGTCTAATCGTGATTCAGAAACAGCTTATGATTTTGAAGAAAGATTAAATGATGATAAGAAAAAATTAAAAATACTAGACAGAAGATATCTAAATCAATTAGTCAAAGAAGTTAAATCGGTACTAGCATAATGGTTTATCAAGATGCAATAATGCGTAAAGCTTCTGCATCAGGGGGCGATACATCAAAAGAGAACTATAGATTTCCTGGTGACTTTATACTAGAGCGTCTAGAACTTATTGATAAAGAAGGTGTACCAACAGATATATCAGCGTTAAGTTTAGAAGTAAACATACTTCAAGATTTATTTTTACCTTTCATGCAAATAGAAATAGCAGTAAATGACTCAGCTGGATTTATAAATGCTGTGTCAAATGGATTATCTGGTGGTGAAATTATATACGTTTCTTTCAAAACTGCCGATCCAGAATTTGTTATGAATAAAATGTTATTTGCAGTAAATGGTGTAAAAGAAAGAGTTAGAAATACTACAGGTAATGAAACATATGTCATAGAAGGTTACTCACTAGAACACTTCAATACCATCGATAAAAAGATATCAAAAGCATTTGGTACAGGCTCAGGTAAAAAGATAAACGAAATCGTACAAATAATATTCGATGAACACATTATGACGCCTGAACTAAAATCAGTATATAACTTGTACAAAAACGAAGGTAGAGAAGTATCGAAGACTGGCATACAAGGATTGACAACCACTACAGGTTTACATAAATGTGTGATTCCTATGTACAATCCTATAGAAGCTATTCGTTATCTATGTGACGAAGGTGTAGATGATGATACTGCGTCTAAACTATTATTCTATGAAACTTTTCTAGGCTTTCAGTTTAGAAGTTTAGGTAAATTAATCAAAGAAGAACCAAAAGGTGAAGAGTTTCTCTACCACCCATCATCTTACAATACTGATGTATACAAAGATGGTATGAATGCATATTTTATAAAATCTGTAGATAGAGTTAAAGAAAGTGATTTAACTGAGCAGATGACAGATGGTTTATTTTCTGCTACAACTATAGAACTTGATCCTCTCAGAAAAGATTTTAATAAGACAGTTTACAAATATCAAGATGAAGTTGAGAGATTTTCTAAATTAAATACTTTAACTATTCCTGGTGGTGCAGATGACAATGCGATTGTTCATTTGAAAACATCAAGAAGAGGACATGATGTTGATAGTGTATTTGCACCTGAAGCTCCTTTAGCTCAGAGAGATGTTCTAAAAGATCCTTTCAGAGATAGTTATTTAAAACACTTGACAAATAATGTAATAGTTATTACTATTCCAGGAAACTCAGAACTAAATGTAGGCGATACTATAGAGTGTAAGTTTACTCCTGCAACATCGTTTGAAGAAGGAAAGGAAGAAGATAAATACACAAGTGGTAAATATTTAATAACTAAATGTAGACACGTTATAACTAAACAAATATATGATACCGTCTTAGAGTGTGTCAAAGATACAGGTATAGAATAATGATACTAACAAAATCAGAGTACGAAACTTTAAATAGTTTTCAAGAACTGGAAGAGAAACTAATATTATTTAACAATGGTAAAAATTATGGGCAAATTGTTTTTATGGCTGGTGGTGCTGGTTCAGGTAAAGGTTTTGCGATTCAGAATTTCATGCAAGGCGAGAAATTTAAGGTACGAGATGTTGATGAGTGGAAGAAGGCTCTTATCAAGCTTGCGAAAATGAAAGACAGTGATTCAGAACTAGCTAAACTGAATCTAAGAAATCCTGAAGATGTATTTAAGCTACACACTATCGTAAGAGAAAAAGGTATCAAAAATAAAACACTTGACATGTTGTTAACAGGTGCTAAGAAAGATAGATTACCAAACATACTTTTTGATATCACTATGAAAGATAGTAATGATATAAGTGATGTTGCACCTAAACTCATAGAAGCTGGTTATGAGCCTAAAAATATTCATCTAGTATGGGTACTAACAAGTTACAAACAGGCGGCAAAAGCCAACAAAGAAAGAGATAGAGTTGTACCTGATGCAATACTTTTTCAGTCACATCAAAAGGCTGCCATGAATATGTTACAGAGAATTAAATCTATGGCTCTTGGTAATAGAACCGGTATTGGTAGAAAGTATGTAGATGGACAAGTACATGTTATTTTAAATAATAGAGAAAAAACAATCTTTCACCCAGGATATGAAGGCAAAGCTGTCAAAGACTTTTCTTATGTTACGATTAAGAAGAGCGGACAAAACTATTTAAAAGATGCTGATATATTAGCTACTGTTATAAGATGGGTTCTAGCAAACTCACCACTATCACCTCAAAGTGTAAGTGCTTTAAAGAAAAGGTTTAAACTATAATGAAAACTTTTCAGCAACTAAAAGAATATCAGAAGATAGGAAAGCCTGATAGATTTGTATTTAATAACAAATATGAGAAATACATTTCTGAAAGAAAAACTTTCAAATCTTTCATAGCAGAAGAAAAAAAGAAAAACTATGGTGATATATCAGAGCCCATATTAGGGGCGGCGGTTGTTGCACGTTTCATGTTACCTGAAAAAGAAGTAAAAATAGCAAATATAAAAACAATATTAAAGAAACTTATCATAGCAAGAGGTAAGCTACCAAAAGAAATAGAACTCAAAAGAAAAGATAAAAAAGAGACAGGTGTTACAGTTAACATAACCGATAAGATAAAGTTTCGTGTAGCAATACCAGCGCCATCATGGGAATATATCTCAGACATGAAAAACTGGGACGGTGATCCTAAAGTCAAAAAGATATTTCAGAGTTCTATGAAGTATGCAAATAATGATAAGCGTCTAAAGTATCATGCCATAGGCACCCATATCAATCGTGTCATCAATAGTGTTTTTGTAAACTCAGATGGTACAGGTGATCAAAAAGGAACAAAAGCTGATATCAAACTCACAATAGATGGTAAGCCATTAGATCAACAGATATCATTGAAGACTACAGGTGGTGAGCAGTTTGATCAGGTAGCAGGTATTACATTCGATCATCAGATTAAAATATTTAAAAAGTTAAGCTTAGATGTAAGTTCTAAAAGAAAAGATTATGATAAAATATTTCAATCTATGGACATGACAAAGAGATTTATATCAAGAGAAGAGTCAAAGAATTTAGAAGGTTCAGCAATTGCAAAGAACATGAGAGATGCAAGTGAGCCGGCATATAAAGAGGCGGCAAAACAATTACAAGCTATATTTAAAAAAGGTGATGCTGAGTCTTTGAAAGTGATTGCACGTTTTCTCAAAGGTGGTATTACAAAAGGTGATGACACTATAGAAATGGTGAAACTAGATAAAGGTTCATATAAGAAAGCTAAGTTTGGACCTCAGTTTGAAAAAGCTGTAGAGTTTTTCTCTACCAAGTTTGAAGCTAAATATTTTAGAATAAACAACACAGATCCAATACTTAAAGTTTTTGATAAAGCTTTAGATCCAACAGGCGAAAAAGGAGAAGCCTTAATATTTAAGATTAGAGGTAAGTTTACATTCGAAAGTACAAATGTAAAAGATCCAGTCACAAAGAAATCAAGAAAAGAGTATAAGTGCTATTTCAGAAATATAGTAGAAGCAGGACCAGTTTTATTTGATTTAGCAATTGACTCATAGGAGCAAAAATGGCAGAAGAATTTTTACAAGAGATAAAAGAACCAAAACACACAGATGATCCTCATGACTCTGTAGGTAAAGATTCTCTTGATGGATATATTGAAATAGATATTTTCAAACCAGGAAATAAACCAAAAGATAGACATGTTACACAAGTAACAATCAAAGATGGGAAGAGGATAGTTGGTGATGAAAAACTTCCTAGGGATAAATGATTTTATATGGTTCTTCGGGGTTGTCGAAGACCGTAATGATCCTGTACAACTCGGAAGGTTGCGTGTCAGGTGTTATGGTTGGCACACCGATGATAAGAACGAAATACCTACTGACAGTCTTCCATGGGCAATACCTATCCAAGATGTCACTTCCGCAGGCGTCAGTGGAAAAGGTAAATCGCCTACGGGAATCCTTGAAGGATCGTGGGTTATTGGATTCTTTGCAGACGGAAAGAAAGCACAACAACCATACATAATGGGAACAATAGCTGGAGCGCCTAAGTTTTCAGCAGACAGTTCAAGAGGTTTCAATGATCCAAATGGTAAATATCCTTTATATGTTGATGAGAGTGATGTTAACAAACTTGCGAGAGGCACTCCTACTATTACGATTGATAGTGATGGCACTATTGGAGCGCCTGAAGCGTCTTATAAAGCCGAGTACCCCTACAATCATGTAACAGAAACTGAGAGCGGACATGTCATTGAAGTTGATGATACACCGAATGCAGAACGTATACAAGTCTTTCATAAATCAGGAACAGTAATAGAAATACAACCTAGTGGTGATGTAGTTATACAACAAAAGAATAATTTTCAAACCATATCTGGTAATAACAATATACACACAACTGGTAACTTAAATTATTTTGTTGATGGTGATATAAACTTTAATACAAGAGGTAACTTCAATGTTACAACATTTAATAATGTTGATATCAAATCAAAACGAATTGATTTAAATAGTACGACAGGAGATTTATACACACCTGAATTGATTGATGATGCTATATTATTTGAAACCAATATTATAAAACTCAAGCCTGAAGAAACACAAATAGAAGCAGGTGTAGAATATCCAGATAATCCAGAACAAGTAGAACAAACTGATGGTAAAAATCCAGAAGACGTAAAATATCCAGAGAAGACACCTGCTACTTGCGGTTCGCCTGATAATCCACACAGAAATCCAATTGATGTTGCAATAGAACTTATGAACGAAGGTGGTTGGAAAGAAACAGGTAGTAATCCTAAAATTAAGTTTCTTTGGGACGAGATTGGTTATAATGGTTCTCAATATGCAGATAGAACAGCATGGTGTGCTGTGTTTGCTGGTGCAGTACTCAAGCGTTCAGGTAATAAGTACATACAAACAGCATCATCACAAGCATATGCAAACTATGGTACAGAAGTAGCTACAGCACAAGGTGATAAAATAGATTTGACAAATCTCAAAAGAGGAGATATATTGGTATTTCAAAGAGGTGGTTCAGCGAAAGGAACAGGACACGTTGCGTTTGCTACAGGTAACTTTACAGATACACATATAGAAGTTGTCGGTGGTAATCAAAGTAATAGTATTACACAAAAGAGATATAAACTTAGAGGTGGTTTTTTCTGGAGATTAAGAACAGTCAGAAGAGCGGTAGCATGTGACGATGGTACCACACCAGCTCCAACATCTAGTGCAATATAATGCCAGGTGTAGTTCGAGCAACATTAGACAAGAATGTCAAACATGAGGATCCTTTTACACCATTACCTCTTCATCAAACACCCTACACTAAATCTGGTGCTAATGTGTTTGTCAATGGTGAACCTGCAATTGTTGTAGGTGATAAAACAGAATGTGGTGATGAAGCACTCGTTGGTTCTCCTAACGTCTTTATTAATGGTAAAGCCGTGCATAGAAAAGACGATGCTACAAAAGGGCACGATAAGTTTCTACCAAGTAAAGCAGAAACAGGTTCTGAAAATGTATTTGTAAATGGTGATTAATAGTTATAAATAGACAATAGTATTTTATCATTATATGAAGGAAGAGTCAAGTGAATTATCATGATAGTTTGTTAAATCTTTTTGAAACATATGTAAGAGAGAGTGAAAAGTTTGAAAAAGGAAATAAATCTGCTGGTACAAGAGCAAGAAAAGCTTTGGCAGAAATATCTAAAATCTGTACTATGAGAAGAAAAGAGATACAAGAGAAGAAGAATGCCTGAAACCAGTCAAGTCATATACAGCGATTTCGATAATCAGTTTATCACAAATCCTATCACAAAGTCTTTAAATAAAAAGACTAATAGAGATGCAGTTAAACAAGCTGTAAAGAACTTGATATTGACTGATTTCGGAGAACGTCCTTTTAATGCAGGCATTGGTTGTAGTATTAGAGGATATCTATTCGAACCTTTTACTGCGTATCTACAAGATCAAATAAAAGAAGCCGTCTTTACTACAATACGCAACTATGAACCAAGAGCCAATATTATCGATTGCTTAGTAGAAGATAGAATAGATTTAAATGCTATATCAATAACAGTTGCATTCGAAATCGTAAATGATCCTCAAGCAATTGTTCTAGATGTAATTTTAGAAAGAGTACGATAACATGTCTGCTAACACATACTTAAATATAACCGAAGTTGATTTTGCTGATATCAAATCTAATTTAAAAACATATTTACAATCTCAAACACAGTTCAACGACTATGATTTCGAAGGTAGTAATATGTCTGTTTTGTTGGACGTATTATCATACAATACACATTATAATGCATTTTATACAAATATGCTTGCAAACGAAATGTTTCTTGATACAGCACAGCAAAGAGATAGTGTAGTATCTAGAGCAAAAGAGCTAGGTTATATCACACGTTCTGCAAGAGGCGCAAGTGCAAATGTTACAATAACTTTTACAGGTGTATCAAACGCAATATCAGAATTTGCACTACCAAAGAATACAACATTTACAACAAGTATAAACAATAGAACATTTACATTTGTTACACCTGAAACAAACATAATAAAGAATATATCAAACACATTTTCAAAAGCAATAACAATAACAGAAGGTACACCAGTCACACAAGAGTTTACAGTGAATGATGCATCACCTGTTAAGTATGTTATACCAAATGAGAATGTAGATACTAGAAGTATTCGTGTTACAGTTAAAGAGTCCTCTGTTTCTTCAGCGAATACCATTTACACACAAGCAACAAATATACGTGATGTGAATAATCAATCGGCTGTTTACTACTTACAAGAAACACATGACAAGCAATATGAAATATTATTTGGTACTGGTTCTCTAGGTAAACCTGTAGTGAATGGAAATGTAATACAAGTAGAATATAGGGTATGTCATGGTATACAGACAAACGGCGCTAATACTTTCTCTATTGATAATTTATCAGTTGCTCCTAGTTACACAAGCACTAATCTCTCAGTAAATTCAGTAGCGAGAGGTGGAGTAGAAATAGAAAGTGTTGATAGTATAAAATTCAACGCACCAAGAAATTATAAGATTCAAAATCGTGCAGTTGTTGCAAAAGACTTTGAAAGAATAATATTAAATGAGAATACTAATTTATCATCAGTTGTAGCTTTTGGTGGTGAAGAAGCTATTCCTGCCGTTCATGGAAAAGTTTACATCGCAATCAAACCTCAAGGTGAATTGATACCAACAGCTACACTCAAAGATGAAATAAAGAACTCTATTAAGAGTAGAACAATGTTAGGTATTGATCCTATAATTATTGATCCTACTTATCTGTATGTGATACCTACAATCACAACTTACTACGACACACTCAAAGCGAATATAGGTACTTCTGCAATACAGGCACTTGTAAGAGATTCTATAACCAAGTATTCTACCAATAGTTTAGAACAGTTTGGTAAGAAACTACGATATTCTAGATTCGTGCGTGATTTAGATAATACAAATGACGCAGTGCTTAATAATGAAGCAGAGTTTAAAATGCAAAAAAGATTTGTACCTAGCACAACAAGTGCAACATTGGTAGAGTTAGAGTTTCATAACGCTATAGAAAAGAACTCTATAACATCTACTACATTTACGTTTAATAATTTTATAGCACAGTTAGATGATGATGGTTTAGGTAATATCAGAATGTTTAGATTTAACACAGAGAAAGAACAAGTGTTTATTGACTCTAAAGCTGGCGCAATAGATTACACCACAGGTAAAGTATCGTTAAATAGTTTTGTTGTGTCTGCCTTTGATGGTATCGAAGTAAAAGTAAATGCCAATCCTGTAAACAAAGATATTGTGCCTGTGAGAGAACAGATTATAATTATATCTTCTGCCGATGCAGTAATTGATACACAAGCAGAGGTTAGTAATTAATGGCACTTGATGCAAAACTATCAACACTAGTAGAGAATCAGTTTCCTGCTTTTTATAAAGAAGAAGGTCCGAAGTTTCTTGCTTTTATTAAAGCGTACTATCAGTACTTAGAAACAACTGGTAAACAACAGGACATTCAGAGAAACTTAAAAAGCTACAAAGATATTGATGACACACTAGATGAGTATATACAATACTTTCGTTCAGAGTTGATGCCTGAAATACCTGATGATGCTCTTGCTGATAAAAGACTACTTGCCAAACGTATCAAAGACTTATATACAACAAAAGGTACAATTGATTCGTATAAGTTATTATTTAAAATACTTTATGATGAAGATGTTGAGATAAACTTTCCAGCTGATCAAATGCTTAAAGTATCAGATGGTGATTTTAGAATCGACAGATACTTAGTTACTCATCATGATCCTAGAGCATATACTCTCATAGGAAAAACAATAAAAGGAAGTGATAGTCAAGCTGAAGGTTTAGTAGAAGATGTAAAAAGACTTGTAGCTAAAAATAGAGACATTGATCAAATTCTTTTATCAAATGTAAAAGGCTCTTTTAATCATTTAGAAGCAATACAATTAAAAGGTGTACCAAATAGTTATGCACCTATTGTTGAGTGTGGTATACGTAGAGTTACAGTTGCAACAGGTGGTGGTGAATATAGAAAAGGTGATATCGTAGATATTATATCTTCTAAAACAGGTGCTTTCGCAAAAGCAGTTGTCACCGATACGTCAGACTTACAGAGTAAAGTTAACTTCAATCTTGTAGATGGTGGTTCAGGATACGTATCAAGTGAAGAGAATGAAGGAACAATATTAGAGTATGTTGGTGGAGATGGAACAGCACCTGCAAGTTTTAGGATATTTGCTGGTGATTTGACTGACACATTTGCACTAAGCTTATGTACAAATAAATTTATAGCTAATACTGTTTTTGGTGCTACTGCGCCTAGAGTTGCATATGCAGATAGTTCATTAGGTATTATGAACACACATGCAAACACTTTACTAGGTTCACCAGACTTTGGTTTTAGAGAATCAGATGAAACTCTTTCTGAGAAAAGAAACTTTAGAACAAATGCAAACGCAGTCATAGTTCTTGAAAATACTAGTGATCCAGGTGTTGTAGTTGGTGATAGTTTGTTTGGTGTAACTTCTTCTGCTAATGCTATAGTCAAAGGAATTAGAAGAACATATGATGCCACAGTAGATAATGTTATTCTTGCAGTTGATACTTTTAAAAACTTTCAAGATAACGAAACAGTAAAGAAAGCAACATCTACAGGAACTACTGTAGGTACAGTAAAAGCAACTAACGGATTTTTTGCAAACACAATAGGTTATCATGTTGTACAAGTTGCAAACACAGATGGTGGTGGAGGTATAACACAAGGTGACGAGATTGTAGGAATAAAATCAGGTGCTTTTGGTGTTGTAAAAAGAATATTAGATATTACAGCTAGTAATCAATATGATCATGATGGCGATAGCACTCCTGATAGAAAAATTATCACCATGCAGGTAACAGCAAACACTACTGCAAATGTATCTTCACAGTTTGATGCTGGTCCTATGAGAGCATTTATAGAAAAAGAAGGTATACGAAAAGTTAATAGTTCTGTTATTGTTGGAAATAATGTTGTGCAAACTTCTAACAATAAGATAGAAAATATTCATACTAGACTATCTGATTCGCTAACATTTGTCAACAACACAGTTGGCACAATTGCAAGATTATCAAATAGATTAGGTGGACAAGATTTTACAGTTGCACCTAAAGTTGTAGCAGAGCATAGAAACGTAGCCGCCTTAGGTATTGGTGAAGCTTATCTCACTGTGCAATATGACAATGCTAATTTTGGTACGGGTGTTAATAGCATCATTGCCATTGATACTAACGATAGATTAGAGCAAGCATCTACAGGTGCAAAAGCAAATGTCATGGCTGTAGGGCAAACAATACAACACGCTAATACTACATACGAAACTGTTCTTAGAGTATGGCAAGATGATTTGCAAAGAAAACCAGGAAATATTAATTGGGCATTAGGTACTACAGCAACTAAACATTTTACAGATGCAAGCCAAGGCACTCTTGCAGGAACAGGTGCTGTCAATATTGTAAGTATACAAGACGAAGGTGTTTTAGGTGAAAATGCTGTTATAACGGCAGATATAGGTGCTAATGGTTCTATTAAAAGTGCTAGAGTTATTGATTCAGGTTTCTCTTATAAACCAAAAGAAACAATAACTTTTTCTTCTTCAGGTAGATTGAATGCTATTCAAGCAACAGGTATAATTACAATAGATGGTATAGCAAATGCTGAAGGTTACTATGCATCGACAAGAGGACACGTATCTTCAGCTAGAGGTTTTATACAAGATAGTAATTTCTATCAAGAGTTTTCTTACGAAGTAGAAGCGTCTATTGCATTGACACGATATAAAGATATTGCTTTAAGATTAATACACCCTGCCGGACAAAAGTTTTTCGGTAAATTTAAAGTTTCTACAAATGCTATGAGTCAATCTGTATCTACAAGTTTGATAAGAACACGAAAAGTAGCAACAGGTACAATAGCTATCAATAATAATGCGAATACAATAACAGGAACTGGTACACAATTAACTACAGAATTTGCTAACGGACAGTCAATAATAATAGGTCCAATTAGCAATGTCTTTTATCAAGCACGACTAAATATAGTCAGCAGTGCAACCAGCGCCAATCTGGCAGTAAATTGGACGCATGGTAATATAACAGGAGCAAATGCTCATTATTTTTCGGGAACGGTATCATAATGACTTCTTATTCTAGTAAAGAAATGAATATCATGGGTGCAAAAGCTTTTGTAGATTCTGTAAATGAGTCTGACGGAAGAAGCACAAAAAATTCTACAATACTTTATGCAGTTCTAGGTAAAAGTACACATTGGCCCAACGAACCAAATTCACCTACAGCTACTGAAACAATCAAAGACAAACATTACACTATTTGGAAAGATGCTATAGGAGCTAAAAAGATAAACACAACAGATATAAGTCATGTTGTTCCTAGACATGATTGGACTACAGGTACAGTTTATCCTATGTACAAGCATACAAATATAAATTTATACGAATCAGATTTTTATGTGTTGACTGATCAAAACAACGTGTATAAATGTCTATACAATAATAAAGGCGGGCAGTCAACTGTGAAGCCAGCTGGTTTCTCAACAACACCTTTTACTACATCAGATGGTTATACTTGGAAGTATATGTATACTATCAGTTTAGGACTTGCAAGTAAGTTCTTGACAGCATCACATATGCCAGTACAAACATTAATATCTAGTGATGGTAGTGCAGAACAAACTAATCAACTTGCCGTTCAAAATGCATCAGTAAATGGTGCCATTCAAGTTATAGAAACAAATGATGTAGGCTCAGGTTATGGTATGCTACAAAGTA